ATACTATTCTTATCCCAAAATGGAAAACCAAGCTTTACTGCCACATCATAAATTCCTGCTTGAGCAAGCGTAAAATGATAGGTTGCTGCACCTTCATCACCCAGGGTTGTGACGCTATTAGAAACGGAAACAACACCGGAATAGCTATCCGGCATGGCATCATGATCCACATAAACAGTGCCAAAGGCTGTCTTTTGTTGTTTGCCATAGGCCGTCAGATATTGTCTGCCATTGTAGCTTGCAGATAAGAGTGGATAGCTATAGCGAGTGGCATCTCTTCCTTCCATATAATCGTAGACATGCGGCAAAGCCCAAGGCACTTTATTCTCATCATCCCAGTAAGCCACGATGGGAATAAACGGTTGAGGGGGCGCATCATCTGTGAAATTATAGACTCCTGTCATCCAGTATTTTGCCGCATAGTAGGTATGGGACGTTCCCCTATAGGCTTTTCCTAGGTTTTCTGGTGTGTCATAGATTTGCCAGTTCCAGCCATAAGCAGGCATCCCAAAGAAAATTTTGTCGGGATTCATCACTGTGACAGCATAATCATAAATGCCTTCAAGCCAGCTCCTTGGAGATACAGGGCCTGGTGCAGAACCCGACCAAGCCATACCATAACTCATAATAGATGCGGTATCGCAATACGGGTCTAGGTCACCATAAACGCACCAATTCTCACCACCTACTGAACCATTGACACTGGTCATACCTGGAAGGCAGATGTTCATCAGTTTGCTTGAATCATAGGCTTTGATGGTGTTGTAAATATTTTGAAACATGGCCGTTGACTCAGCATGAGTGGAATAGTCATCGCCTCTTTCTAGGTCAATATCAATACCATCGCACCAAGGATACTTTTTCATAATACGAATAAGCTCGGATAGAAACAGTTCCTGAGCGCCATTCGTGTTATCTCTCAATGATCTGAAAATACTATTTGCGCCATCATTGGCAATGGTCAGTAGCCATTTGATGTGACGATAACGGTTGATGTAGGGGAGCATACTGTTGATGGTGACACCACTCTCAACAATCTCACCGGTAGCTCGTACTTTAAAAGAAAAAAGACCGATGGTATCAATCCGGTCTCCATATTTCTCTAAAGCTTCATACATTCGTGCATTTCCCATAAACGTCCACACCATGATTTTCTTGCCTTTTAATCGTCCCATTAGAATGGTTCACCTCCATTTTGCATTTCCTGCATGGTAAACAGCACCCTTGCAGATTTCCCTTTTTCAAGGGTCACTTTGTGCTTTGAGTCCCAGGCAGCACTGTATTGATAGAACCCCTCTTTGGGTTCGCTTGCTCCGTTTTTGGTACATGCTCGTGTAGATGCTAGGAGCGCCAAATCAACATCTTTTCCAATGGTTCCAGGGAAGGAGACCTGTTGCCCTCCTATACCTTGGCTTAGTTTCACTGTTCCAGCAGACATAGAAAGCTTTGGATAGATATGAATATCAAGTCCTGCAGAGGTTTCACCAACATTAAATAAAATAATGGTTTCCTCTGAACGGACCACACCGTTAAACCAAACAGGATTCTTGATACTGCCATCTTCCTTTAGTTTTTCTAACCTACTTTCTGTATGAGGCGCATAACCATTTAGAACAGGTCCTTCTTGTAACTGGATGTCCGTAAACCAAATCATGCCAGTGCAATCATAGAGGGTAGGTTTTATGCTTACACTCATGACACGCTTATCTTGTTTTTTATTTATGACTTCTGCCAACCTTATAAATTTAACCTTAGCCATCTAACGTCCACCTTATTTCACAGGGATGACCTACCCATCCCGTGACCACTGACCCTGCTTGTAAAAAGAGATCCGTAATATAAAAAGTGCCTGTGCAATTTGTGACACAGACACGGATGGTGATGGATTTTACTTTTGAGGAATAGCTTTCTGGGAGTATCTTTTCTGATGTTCTTGAAAAATAGGCCACAAATCCACCTCCTTAATACAAATCAATAAATCTTGTTTCTGTCATGCCATCTTCATATTCAATAACCACTTCAATGCCAACCTGTGAGTTGCTACTCAGCTTTTCAAGGTTTTCAGATGCGATTTGTGCCGAGAGCGTGTAGCTAGAGCGATTAGCCGGATAGATGATCTGAGCCATACTCTTTGTCATATTGGCTACACCCATCGCCTTAAATGATGTCGTACCACTTACACCGTTATCGCCATCTACTTCAAAGCCTGAATTAACCCAGTAAGCCATGCCATCATCAGCACGAGAATTTCGCAGCAAATTAAATGGCACCATTTCACGAATATCATTGTTTGTAACCATACTTGTGCCTTCAAGAGAATCTGCTACATTGTCCCACTGGCTTGCAGAACTACCCAGATTTTTAAGGGTCGTAGATAGTTCTAATACTGTATTCCATGGTTCTTGTAAGTTATATTCTCTTCGTATAACACGAGTGGTTACCGACAGCCCTAAATCTTTATCTTCTACATGAACATAATCGCCAAGTGACCATGCCTCATGTTCATAACCCGTTAACACCGATAAATCCATTGCGTTTAAAACATAAGAGATATTTGGTTTTGCATACTGAGCAAGCCTCATTTCCGTATATTCTTTCATCTGATAGGGATTGGTAAAAGAGGAGCAATCTAATGTTGATATCCGAATATCTGACGAGTAAGTATAATCCTCCACATAGGCTTTTCCTCCGTTGATGTCTGCAAAAGTAAGACCATCGCTACCAATGGCATAGAGCCTTGTTACAAGACTTCTGGTATCAACGACTCTTTTAATGCTCTTCATATTTTTCTTATAGGCAAACAATGCACCGCTATCCGTACCATAGACCGTTAAGAGATGGACCATTCTATTGGGGCAATCAAAGACAAGGTCTCCACCGTGTAAGTCAGCAACCGTGCGAAGGATGGAAAGTGCATTCTTTTCTGTACTCGTCCAGGTTCTTTTGGTTCGTACATTAACTGTGCCTACGCTCCACTCCGTTCCTTCTAAGGCATAAGCCATGGAGACTTCAGCAGTTTCTGCATCAAATTTATGCTCTTCTTTTCGCACTGAAAAAGTCAGGTCATAAAACTCTGCCTCAGCATACACTTCTGTCGCTAGATTTCCTTCGCTGTCTTTTGTATCCGTCAAAGTCCTTACTTTGTAGACGTCATCAACAATCTGGATTTTCTTTTCGCTATCAATGAATCCCCTCTAGGTATCACTATAGGGGATCATAAAAGAGAGCGTATCTTCGCCATTGATTTCACTTGTTACTACAATGTTATAAGCATTTTCTAACACAGCCTCCCATGCTCCATTTGAATCCAGTACGACTGGTCTTGAAAAACCAATCCTCTCATAAGGTGACTTTGGAATGTCATATAGCCTGATATCAATAATTCGAGGGGTCTTACTCGTATCTGTGGTAGTAAGTGTGACCCTAAAACGAATGTATGCCTTATTTGGAGATACCAGTTTTCCATCAAGTGCGATGGCTGCCCAATCACTCCAATGAACAAGGTCATCGCTTGTTGAGGTTTCTATTGGCCCAACTGCAGTTACCCCAGAAATATATTCACTTGTAACAGATACCCGACCTGTGCCAGACAGATTGCACGTTGCTGGAGCCGTATATAGTGTTCCTTCCGTTGGATAGACACCTTCTGTCTCCCTTAAACTCACAACTCCCGGAATGGTAAGGGCGTCAACAGCACCGCCCATATCACCCCCGTTAGTCAAAAGAGACCCATTGAAATAATCAATCAAATCATCCGTTGTAAGACTGGAATCCATATCAAAAAACCAGTCATCAAATCTGCCAGCATACCAATAGGCATCCGCATGCATGCCCATAATGATGTCGGCTGTACAATAAGGATTTAGTGTGCCTGTAAAGGAGTAAGTCGGGGATACCCAGCTCGTTCTACTCGTCTTATCTCCCAGTACAATCCATGCATTTTTATTGTTTGGCTCTATGACCATGCAAATAAAATACACTCCACCATTGATAAGTGAAAAAGGCGGTGTGGTTGTTTGGTCGAGTATAAGAGAACCA